ACCCTTTCCAATAGCGCGCTTCTCGCAAAAAAATTCTGGGAGGTGAGGCGAGGTGGCGAAGGTGCCGACGAAGGAGTCCATCAAACTTAGGACGATAAAAGACATGCAAGAGCTCGGTGTCCACAAGCCGCAGTTCAACAGACTGATTGACATCTACGCCGGCCTTGTCCACCAGTACCTGGAAGCCCTGGAAGAGTTTGAGGCCGGCGGCTGCGTCTACGAAGTTGAAACGGGAGCCGGTGGGAAAAAGAAAGCCCCCATCGTTGCGACGCTAGAAACCCTGCGGAAAGACATACTCCAATACTCTGACAGGCTCTGCCTCAATCCATCGGCCTTCAAGACTACGAAGCCCGATGACGAGAGCAAAAAATCTAAGCTGGCGGAAGTGTTGAGCGCCCTTGAAGAAGGCTAAGAATCTAGATGTTGTATTGGAGTATGCGAATAGCGTCGTTGAAGGGCGCAAAGTAGCCTGCAAGGAAATCAAGCAGATGGGCGAGAGGTTCCTGCGGGACCTGGAGAACCCAGCTTACGACTTCCGCACAAAAGATCCGGAGTTTGTAATACAAATCATTGAAAAGACCTTTGTTCACCAAAAGGGCGAAGACATGGAGGGGCGACCATTAAGAGGGCGTCCTTTTTTATTAGAACCGTGGCAGAAGTTTATCGTTTACAACCTGCTGGGATTCTTCCACAAGGGGACCAACCTGCGTAGGTTCAAAGAAGCCTTCATCATGATTCCGCGAAAGAACGGCAAGACACCGTTTGTGGCTGCTCTATCGTGGGGGTTGGGGATTCTCGAGCGCAACTCGGGCGCGGAGATCGTCATCGTCGGCAACCTGCTGAAGCAGGCGCTGCAGAGCTTCAACTTCCTACTATTCAATTTGCGGCAAATGGGCGAAGCTGCCAATTTCCGCATCCTGGACAATAACCAGGAGCACTCCATCTATGGCGAAATCGGTCAAGGCTTCATGCGGATTGAGACCATTGCCGGCAACAGTGACAGGATGGACTCGCTGAACACGCTCATCCAAATTCTGGACGAGTTGCATCTTTACAAGAGCCCGAGCCAATACAACACCATTAAGGAGTCCGGCAAGGCGTACCGCAACAGTCTGTGCATCGGAATCACAACCGCTGGCGACAACATGAACTCGTTCTGCTACAACCGTATGAAGTATTGCCAGAAGATACTTGATGGCACTATCAAGGACGAACAGTATTTCGTTTTCATTGCCAAAGCTGATGAAGATCCGACCACTGGTGATGTTGACTATACGAACCCCGTGGAGCACGAGAAGGCTAATCCGAACTACAATGTTTCAGTCTCGGCCCAAGAGTTGATGGCCGAAGCACTCCAGGCGCAGAACGACCCGCAGCAGCGCAAATCGTTCCTGGCCAAGTCTCTGAACGTCTACACCAGCTCGATGAAGAGCTATTTCAACGTCGAGGAGTTCCGTGCTAGCGACAGGAAGTTCAGCTGGACGCTAGAGGACCTAGCCAAGCTGCCCATCATCTGGTACGGCGGCGCAGACCTTTCCCGTGTCTACGACCTCACGGCCGCTGCGCTCTACGGCACATACAATAACGTGGACATCGCAATTACACACGCCTTTTTCCCGATCACACAGGCCCATGCCAAGGCTGAAGAGGATAATATCCCTTTGTTCGGCTGGCAGGATGACGGATGGCTCACGATGGTCAACGCTCCCACAGTGGAATACCTGGAAGTCGTGAAGTGGTTTGCGAAGATGCGGGAAAAGGGATTCAAGATTAAGGTTGTGGGGTTTGACCGCAAGTTCGCGGAGGAGTTCGTGGTCGAGATGACCAAGGCCAGGTTCAAGGTTGTAGATACACCCCAGCTGTATGTCTACAAGAGCCAGGGGTTTCGCCGGATCGAGGCCAAAGCCAAGCGCGGCGAGTTCTACTACCTCGGCAGCGAAGCCTTTGAATACTGCCTCCAGAACGTTAAAGCAGTCGAAGGAGTTGACGACGTGGTGAAGTACGACAAGATCGGCGACAACTACCGCATAGACCTCTTTGATGCAGCGGTGTTTGCCGCCATGCAGATGCTCAAGAGTTTGGACAAGAAGGCGAAGGTCAAGAAGTGGCTGGGGAAAGACACGGGAGATGATGGAGGAGGTGAATAGATGGGATGGTTAAGAAACACCGTGACGCGTCTGGTTAGGGAGGCGAAGTTGCCACAGGACCCTACGGCTCGGTGGTTGGTGTTGTACGGGAACCTGGAGGATTTCGATATTCCTGGGTACACCAGGCTTTCCGACAATCCGGAAGTAAGAATGGCAGCTCACAAGATAGCCGATTTGATCAGCTCCATGACGATTCACCTCATGCAGAACACGGACGACGGCGACATTCGCGTGAGAAACGCATTAGCCAGGAAGGTGGACATTGACCCATACAGCCTCATGACCAGGAAGGCGTGGATGTATTGGATTGTTTACACCATGCTTTTGGATGGGCGAGGCAACAGCATCGTGTACCCGTTAATCAACAAAGACGGGTTGATCGAAGAGTTGATTCCTTTGAGTCCTTCCATGGTGAGCTTTGGGGTAACCGAAAAGGGGTACAAGGTGCAGTATGGCAATATCGAGTATTCTCCCGATGAAGTGTTGCACTTCATGATTAACCCTGACCCGAACGAGCCGTGGAGAGGCCGAGGTTTCCAGGTGACACTTCGCGATATAGTGACCAATCTCCGGCAAGCCACAGCTACCAAGAAGAATTTCATGAGTGGCAAGTACATGCCTTCCCTCATCGTGAAGGTCGATGCAATGACGGACGAGCTCACGAATCCCGAGGGCCGAAAGGAGATCCTGCGGCAGTATGTAGATGAAACCGAAGGCGGCGGTAAGCCTTGGATCATCCCAGCGGAGCTCATTGATGTCAAAGAGGTTCGGCCGCTATCGCTGCAGGACTTGGCGATTAACGAGGCGGTTGAGCTTGACAAGCGAACTGTGGCCGGGATATTTGGGGTGCCAGCCTTCTTCCTGGGTGTCGGCAAGTTTGACCGTAATGAGTACAACAACTTCATCAACACGACCATTCTACCGATTGCCAAGGGTATCGAGCAGGAGCTCACCCGGAAGCTGCTGTGGAGTCCAGACTTTTACTTCAGGTTCAACCCGCGGTCGCTATATGCCTACGACATTCAAGAACTATCCACAGTCGGCGGCAACATGTATGTGCGTGGAATCATGACCGGCAACGAGGTGCGTGACTGGTTGGGCCTGTCGCCAGAGGAGGGGCTGTCGGAGTTGGTTATTCTTGAGAACTACATCCCGCGTGGCATGATTGGCGACCAAGCAAAACTGCAAGGGGGTGATGAAGAAGATGGACAGAGCGACCAAACAGACTAGGAGCTTGCAAACGGAGCTGACCACTAGAGCAGAGGCTGACGGCCAGGAGATGTATATCGAGGGTTACTTTGCGGTGTTTGGCCGTGAGACCGAACTGTGGCCGGGGGCTTTCGAGGAAATCGCCCCAGGAGCATTTGATGAAACGCTCAGCAATGACATCCGCGCCTTAATCAACCACGACACCACCCTAGTCCTGGGCCGGACCAAGGCCGGAACCCTGGAACTCAAGACAGACAACTACGGCCTGTGGGGGCGGGTCAAGATCAACCCTAACGACATCGACGCGGTCAATCTCTATGAGAGGGTCAAACGTGGCGATGTGGACCAGTGCTCCTTTGGTTTCAACATCACCTCTGAGGAGACAGACTGGCGGGATGATGGAACTGTCAAGTGGACAATTACCGGCATTGACTTGCATGAAGTCTCGGTCGTGACTTTCCCGGCTTATGAGGATACTGGCGTTCAGGCTCGCAAAGAGGCTGTGGAACAACACCGGGAGCGCTTGCTGGCAGCACAAAAAACCAAGTTGAAAGAGAGGTTAAGAAGATGCTTAGGCAGTTGATGATTGCCAAACAGATTGAACAACGCAAGAATGCACTTGCTGAACTGGCGAAGCAGGAAGAGTCTTTCAAGGTTCGTTCTCAGGAGTTGGAAGCTGCTATTGAGGAAGCTCAGACTGACGAGGAAGTCGACACAGTGACGCAGGAGGTGGAGAAGCTCGAAGTCGAGCAAGCCGAGCTCAAAGAGAAGAAGACCAAACTCGAGGAGGAGATTGCTGAACTCGAAGGCGAGCTAGATGAACTCAAGGCCAAGGAGCCCGACAATACGGAAAGAAAAAAAGGAGTTGAGAAAATGGAGAAACGCGAGTTAAGGGATTTGATTGGATATTTTGTGCGCACCAAAGGGCGCATGTTGAGGGAGGATCCTCCAACAGGGCAAGAACTTGTCGGTTTTAAGATTGTTGATGGCGGCGTGCTTGTACCCGAGGAAATTCTTGCGCCGGAAAAGGAAAAAAGGGATGTTGTTGATCTAACCAAGTACGTGCGGGTCCGCAAAGTCAATAGTGGTTCCGGCAAGGTACCTTTGCTGAAAAAGTCTG